TAATTCATAGAAGTGTCTTTGAGAAACTAAATAAACATTATAGTGAATTAAAGTATTTTCCAGGATTGAATAATTCAAACTATCCAATTACTGAAAAAGAATATCATAATTCATATCACTACTTTGCAGAAATGAATAAAGAAGGAAAATACTTAGGAGAAGATATGAGTTTCTTTCATCGTGTGAGTGATATTGGTTATGATGTTTGGATGGATACAAGTATAGAATTACAGCACATCGGTTCTCACGTATTCGGTAAGTAAAATGGCTATTGGAGTATTTGGTCTACAAGTTGCTTATAAACTAAAAAGACTTGAGGTGATGAGTACTACCAATACTCACGGTTGGTTTGTTGGTGTTGATGGTGCTAATGTTTCACTAACTCGTATTGATTTTTCAAATGATTCGACAAAAACATTATTTACAAGTACTGCTCCTTCAAATTTTGGTGCTTCAACAGGAAACTCTAACTATGGTTGGTTTGGTACTACTTTTCCAGCTCAATCAGCAATAAGCCGTTTAGATTTTTCAAATGATTCTTCAGGATATTCTCCAAGAGCAACACTATCCCAAAAAAGAGATGGTGTACGTGCAACAGGAAACTCTAACTATGGTTGGTGGGGAGGAGGACAAGTACCTTTCCCATTTCCGGCAGTATTGCATTCTGTAGTAGACCGTATAGATTTCTCTAATGATTCTGGAACAACATCACCAAGAGGTCCATTAAGTTCGGCAAGATATGGTGTAGCAGCAACAGGAAACTCTAATTATGGTTGGTTTGGTGGTGGTGGTCCTCCAGCAGTAGCAACAGTAGACCGTATAGATTTCTCTAATGATTTATCAACAGTATCAGTAAGAGGTTCATTAAGTTTAGCAAGACGTAATTTAGCAGCAACAGGAAATTCTAATTATGGTTGGTTTGGTGGTGGTACTCCTGGACCATTATCAACAATAGAGCGTATAGATTTCTCCAATGATTTGGCAGCAGCATCAGTCAGAGGTTCATTGAGTGTATCCGAAATCCAATCAGCAGCAACAGGAAACTCTAATTACGGATGGTTTTTCAGATCAAACATAGATCGTATAGATTTCTCCAATGATACTGGAGCAGCATCAGTTAGAGTTTCATCCTCATTGCAAGGATCAACAGCAACATCAGGACAAGCAAAAGGACCAGCAATCAAACTGCAAAAAGCAGGGAATTATGGTTGGTTTGGTGGTGGTCAAACTGCACCATCAACAAGAGTATCAACAGTAGACCGTATAGATTTCTCAAATGATTTGGCAACAATATCACCGAGAGGTTCATTAACTTCACCAGGAATAGGTGGTTTGGCAGTAACAGGAAACTCTAACTATGGTTGGTTTGGTGGTGGACAAACTACACCATCAACAAGAGTATCAACAGTAGACCGTATAGATTTTTCAAATGATTCTTCAAGAGCATCACCAAGAGGTTCATTAAGTATAGAAAGAACTTCATTAGCAGCAACAGGAAACTCTAACTATGGTTGGTTTGCTGGTGGTATTCCTGGACCAATACTAGCAGTAGACCGTATAGATTTTTCTAATGATAATGCAGCAATATCACCAAGAGGTCCATTGAGTGCCGCAAGATATGCTGCTGCAGCAACAGGAAACTCTAACTATGGTTGGTTTGGTGGTGGATTTACATTACCTTTCGCAGCACTAGCAACAGTAGACCGTATAGATTTCTCTAATGATTTAGCAGCAATATCACCAAGAGGTTCATTGGGTTCTGCTAATGGTGATTTAGCAGCAACAGGAAACTCCAACTATGGTTGGTTTGGTGGAGCCAATTCTATGTTTAGGATAAATTTTTTAAATGATTTAGAAAAAACATTAGACAGAGGTAATTTAAGTATTCAAAGATCAACTCTCGCAGCAACAGGAAACTCCAACTATGGTTGGTTTGGTGGTGGATTTCCGTATGTTGCGGATGTAGAGAGAATAAATTTCTCTAATGATTTGGTATCAGCATCATCCAGAAGTCCATTAGGATCTCCAAAAGCTCTTCTAAGAGCAACCTCCAACAGCACCAGATAAATAACTCAAACTACATTATTACTGATGAAGCAGAACATTATTATTGTTGATAATTTCTATGAGAATCCATATGAAGTTCGTCAATATGCACTAAATCTTGAATATCCACAACCAGAAAATCACACATATCCAGGTAGAAACTCAAACGGAACTTTTTATACACAAGAGATTCACGATAAGTTTGAGAACCTCATTGGAAGACATTTAGTTCCTGCTGATTGTGGTAATCACGGAGATTTTAGATTATCATTAGAAGCAGATACATATCAACAAGATATTCATATTGACCCAATCTGGGAATGGGGTTGTGTTCTTTATATGAATCTACCACATCAGGTTATTGATGAGGCAGGAACATCTTTTTGGAAACATAAGAAGTTAGGATGGGAAAAATGTCCTGAAAGAGAAGAAGCATCTTGGTTTGGTTATACTTCTTATGATGAAATCCGTGATGGTATTATCTACGGTGATGGACTTGACCGTTCCAAGTGGGAGAGATACTGTCTTGCAAATATGAAGTATAATAGAGCAGTCATCTTTGACCCAAAACTCTGGCATTCGCACGGAGCAAACTTTGGAGATTGTTTAGAAAATGGTAGATTAGTTCAATTGTTCTTTTTTAATAATGCATAAGACTTATTTTTTTGAAAGTGGATTACCTCGTTCTGGTTCTACATTACTTTCTGCAATTCTAAATCAAAATCCAGACATTCATTGTGGTGCGATTTCTCCTGTGTTGGAGATTATGTATTATACAGAGCAATACTTTGAAGGTTCAGAGCAGGCACTTGCATATCCAAAACCAGCACAGCATCATAAGATTATTTCAAGTGTGATTGATAATTATTATGATGATATTGATAAACCAATTGTAATAGATAAGTGCCGTGCCTGGCCCAATAATGTTGACCGATTACAAGAATACATTACAAAGACTCCAAAGATTCTGTGTCCTGTAAGAGATGTGATAGAGATTCTTGCATCGTTTATTCAAATGATTCATCGCAATTCTAATCAAGTATCATTCGTAGATAAGGCACTCATAGAGAAGGGATATAAACCTACTGATGATAATCGGTGTGATTATCTAATGTGCCCTGAAGGTATTGTAGACCAGTCTCTGTATGCCTTTGGAGAGGGGTTTAATAAAGGATGTGAGAAGTATATGCATATGATTGAGTATAATGACTTGGTGAATCGTCCAGAAGAGACTATGCGTAAGATTTATCAGTTTTTAGAGATTCCTGAATACAAACACGACTTTGGAAATGTGAGTCATAAATACAGAGAGAGAGATGATGAAGTTTACGGATTGAGTGATATGCACGAAGTTCGTAAGCAGGTGAAAAGAACTTCTAAAAGACCTGAAGAAGTTTTGAGTGATTATGTATTGAATAAGTATTCTGGTATGGAATTTTGGAGAAAGGCAAAACAACCCATCAGTCTTTTCATATAAGTAAATGACAATCAATAATAACAATATATTTGGAGCATTTACTCTTAATGAAGCAAGAGGGTCAAGACTGACTGGTGATTGGTTGAATAAAGAATCCGTTGCGAATTATGGTTGGTTTGGTGGGGGTGCTCTGGGAACACCATCAGCAGTAGCAACAGTAGACCGTATAGATTTCTCTAATGATTTAGCAACAGCAACAGCAAGAGGACCGTTAAGTTCCGCAAGAGGATATTTAGCAGCAACAGGAAACTCTAACTATGGTTGGTTTGGTGGGGGTGCTAATGCAACACCAGCAATACAATCAACAGTAGACCGTATAGATTTCTCAAATGATTCCGCAACAGCATCACAAAGAGGTCCATTAAGTTTAGCAAGACAACAATTAGCAGCAACAGGAAACTCTAATTATGGTTGGTTTGGTGGTGGTGGTACTCCAGGAGCAGTATCAACAGTAGAACGTATAGATTTCTCTAATGATTCTTCCACGGCATCACCAAGAGGTCCATTAAGTTTAGGAAGAACTGGTTTATCAGCAACAGGAAACTCCAATTATGGTTGGTTTAGTGCAACAGTAGACCGTATAGATTTCTCAAATGATTCTTCCACGGCATCAGTTAGAGGACCATTAAGTTCATCAAAAAATTTATCAGCAGCAACAGGAAACTCTAACTATGGTTGGTTTGGTGGTGATAGTATTGGTTCAGTAATATTAGACCGTATAGATTTCTCTAATGATACTAGAACAGCAATAGCAAGAGGTCCATTAAGTTCGTCCAGAGATAGATTGGCAGCAACAGGAAACTCTAACTTTGGTTGGTTTGGTGGTGGTGCTCCTGGACCATTAGCAACGGTAGAACGTATAGATTTTTCTAATGATACTCCAATACTATCACCAAGAGGTGCATTAAGTCAAGCAAGGATAAGATTAGCAGCAACCTCAGGAGTTCTCAATATTCGCAGACAAAAAGCAGGGAATTATGGTTGGTTTGGTGGGGGGTTTACTACAGTTGCAGTAGCAACATTAGACCGTATAGATTTCTCTAATGATACTGTTACTGGACCATCATTAATAAGAGGTTCATTAAGTTCGGCAAGAACTGATTTCACAGCAACAGGAAATTCTAATTATGGTTGGTTTGGTGGTGGTGGTCCTGGACCAGTAGCAAGAGTAGACCGTATAGATTTCTCTAACGATTCAGCAACAGCATCAATAAGAGGTCCATTAAGTGTAGGAAGGGATTCATTAGCAGCAACAGGAAACTCTAATTATGGTTGGTTTGGTGGTGGATTTCCTGCAGTAGCAACAGTAGACCGTATAGATTTCTCTAATGATTTAGCAACAGCATCACCAAGAGGTTTATTAAGTTCTTCGAGATATAGAGGAGCAGCAACAGGAAACTCTAACTATGGTTGGTTTGGTGGTGGACAACCTGGACCAGTAGCAACAGTAGACCGTATAGATTTCTCTAATGATACTGTTACTGGACCATCATTAATAAGAGGTTCATTAAGTTCGGCAAGAAGGCATTTAGCAGCAACAGGAAACTCTAATTATGGTTGGTTTGGTGGTGGATTTCCTGCAGTAGCAACAGTAGACCGTATAGATTTCTCTAATGATTCCGCAACAGCATTACAAAGAGGTCCATTAAGTTCACCAAGAGGTAGATTGTCAGCAACAGGAAACTCTAATTATGGTTGGTTTGGTGGTGGATTTCCTGCAGTAGCAACAGTAGACCGTATAAATTTCTCTAATGATTCCGCAACAGCATCACCAAGAGGTCCATTAAGTTCAGCAAGAGGATATTTGGCAGCAACCTCCAACACACCAATAGGATAAATTATGAAATCAGGAGCAAGTGAAAGTTCTTATTTTTTTCTTGAAGAATATTATAAGTTTCCAGAAAACATTATAGTTTCTCATTTACCACAAGAACTTCAACAATCAAATAAACCAGTCAAAGTATTATGGTCGCAACATTCTTACGACCAACCAGTATATCTTAACTTTGATTTTTCAATTTGTGATTTAATTGTCTCTCCATCTAACTGGTGTAGAGAACAGTTTATTAAGTATCATCATATTCCAGAAGATAAAATCGTCACAATTCCAACAGGAGTATCAAAGCAATTCACATACTCATCAAGAAAATCAAAAACATTCATCTATACTTCTATTCCATATAAAGGTCTTGAAGTATTAGCACAAATCATTCCTCATATTCCAGAGGCAACCTTTAAGATTTTCTCTGCGATGAATCTTTATGATATAAAAGAAGACCCATATACAGAACTTTATGAGTATCTCAAATCACTTCCAAATGTCATCTACTCACCAGCAGTAGACCAGGCAGAACTGATAGAGCACTTACAAGATGCAGCATTCTTCATTCATCCTAATATCTGGGAAGAAACATTCTGTGTTTCATTGGCAGAAGCAATGTCTTGTGGATGCTTTCCAATTCTTACAGATATTGGAGCACTCCCAGAAGTATCAAATGAGATTGCAAATATTGTTCCTATGGAAGGAACAAGAACTTCCACTGGATATCAAGTCACAGATAACTTCCTAAATAACTTTATAGATGCCTGTAAATCTGCATTATATTTCTTTGATAATGACAGGCAATACTACGACCAAATTTCACAATCTGTTTCACATTATGCTACTGAAACTTATGATTGGAAAAAAATTGCAAACGTTTGGAAACAAACATTAGAACCATTTAATAAACAAACTATGACTGAAAATTGTAACCAACTGCAAATTATTTCCCCAGAGGAAGCAGTAAATAACGAAGAATATCTAAAACAAGCATTTGAAGAAGTGCTTCGTTGGGAAGAAGCAGATAAAGAACTCGCACAAGGAAGAACAAACTTCCAGATTGAGAAGTTCTTTCTGTTAGAGCAATATACAGTTCCAGCAGCATTTCAGGCAGCAATCAAGAATCGTCGTATTCTTGCCGAAGGTTATATGCAGAAACTGATTGAGATGAAAGAGAAGGTTCGTGAGTTTGAGTATCGTTGGAAAGATAAGAATACCGATGAACCTGTAGAGTGGCATACTTCTGGACCGAATGGTGGTTCAAAAAAACTCTACTGGCACGATTTGGATTCAATCTCAACTCAAAACTATCTAAAGTCTTGTGAGTTGGAGATTCGTGACCGCATTCAACAGATGAATTTCTTTGATAAGATTATTAATCGTTTGATTGAACTGAATGGTGGTAAGACAGTCACCAGAGAACAGTTTGAGAATGAGGACCACGTTTATTGGGAACGTCGTTTTGCAGAGCAATCTCTGGATGAAATGGTGAGTTCCAAGACTGGTATTAGTATCGGTAATCTTCACTCAATGAGAAGAGGAACTGCTCCTACATTGGTCAGTGATGATGCAAACAGAATCAAGAATGGTTATGGTTCACTTGCTGATGCAATTGATAATCCAGAAAGATTTTTGAATACTCTGCAAGAGAAAGTTCTTCGTGGTATTGAAGAAGTGACGAATACTGATTTAGGTTTGCTTGCACCTGGAGCAGAACAGCATCAACAACTTTTAGAATCCAGAAACTCATAAGGAGAAAGTAGATGCCAGCAGGAGATGTATTTGGGCTAGATGGTATTTTTCTTACCAAATCAAATCCTGTTGTTGTTTCTACAATAGGTATCAATTCCACTGCTGCTGGTGCTGGTATTACTGTTGTGAGTGGAGTTTTAAATACTACTGCTGGTATTGCAACTCTCACTCTTTCAACTGCTGCTGGTCTTTCTACAACACCTTTTTATACGGGCACCAAGATCGCAGTTTCTGGTCTTTCCAGTTCTACTGGTGTAGCATTTACTGGATATAATGGAACTTTTGTAGTCACAGGATTTGCAGGAACAACAACAGTTTCTTATGCAACTACTGGTTATGTTGGTTCTGTAACTGCTGGTATTACCACAACTGGTAGAGTGATTTTAGTAAGTGATACTCAAGTTACTAATACCATTTGGAGTAGTGCTCAAACTCACGGTTGGTTTGGTGGTGGTGAAAGTCCAGGATTTGGCATCTCAACAGTAGACCGTATAGATTTTTCAAATGATACTAGAACTGCAAATATTAGAGGTTTTCTAAGTTCAGGAAGACGACAATTTGCAGCAACAGGAAACTCCAACTATGGTTGGTTTGGTGGTGGTGTAACTTCCGCGCCTGCAATTACATCAACAGTAGACCGTATAGATTTCACAAATGATTCTTCCACAACATCAATAAGAGGTTCATTAAATTCTGCTAGATATTTTCTTGCAGCAACAGGAAACTCTAATTATGGTTGGTTTAGTGGTGGTATAAATCCAGCACTTCCAGTATTTTCAACAGTAAACCGTATAAATTTCTCTAATGATTCTTCTACGGCATCACCAAGAAGTCCATTAAGTTCAGCAAGATATAGTTTAGCAGCAACAGGAAACTCTAATTACGGTTGGTTTGGTGGTGGTGGATCTCCAGTAGTATCAACAGTAGACCGTATAGATTTCTCTAATGATTCTTCCACGGCATCACCAAGAAGTCCATTAAGTTTAGCAAGACGACATCTTGCAGCAACGGGAAACTCCAACTTTGGTTGGTTTGGTGGTGGTGGTATTCTTCCAGCAATATCATCAACAGTACAACGTATAGATTTCTCTAATGATTTAGCAACAGCAACAGTAAGAGGTCCATTAAGTTTAGCAAGACTTAGACTAGCAGCAACAGGAAATTCCAATTATGGTTGGTTTGGTGGTGGTGCTCCTGCTCCTGGTGTATCAGCATCAACAGTAGACCGTATAGATTTCTCTAATGATTCTGCAACAGCATCACCAAGAGGTCTATTAAGTTCCGCAAAATATAATTCGGCAGCAACATCAGGACAAGCAAGGTCTTCAAGTATTCGTCTACAAAAAGCAGGGAATTATGGTTGGTTTGGTGGTGGATCACCTTCACCTTCTCCACCACCATTTCCTTTATCAATTACAACAATAGAACGTATAGATTTTTCTAACGACTTATCGGCAATATCACCAAGAGGTGGATTTTTAACAGGAAGACGACAATTTGCAGCAACAGGAAACTCTAACTTTGGTTGGTTTGGTGGTGGGGTTATAACACTATCAAATTTTCCTCTATTTTCATCAGTAGAACGTATAGATTTTTCTAATGATAATGCAACAGCATCAGTAAGAGGTCCATTAAGTTCAGAAAGATGGTTGTTTGCAGCAACAGGAAACTCTAACTATGGTTGGTTTTGTTCTGCTTCTCCACTACCATCAGCACCAGTAGACCGTATAGATTTCTCTAATGATTCTGCAAAAGCATTAGTTAGAGGTTCATTAAATATTTCGGCAGTACCAAGTTCAAGCAAAGAAGAATTAGCAGCAACAGGAAACTCTAACTATGGTTGGTTTGGTGGAGGTACTAGCCCTAATGGTACTATTGAAACAATCTCAAGAGTAGACCGTATAGATTTCTCTAATGATTTAGCAACAGCATCACCAAGAGGTCCATTAAGTTTAGCAAGATATAATTTAGCAGCAACAGGAAACTCTAACTATGGTTGGTTTGGTGGTGGACAACCTGGACCATCAGCAAGAGTAGATCGTATAGATTTCTCTAATGATTCTGCAACAGCATCAATAAGAGGTCCACTAAGTTCACCAACAGATGGATTAACAGCAACAGGGAACTCTAATTATGGTTGGTTTGGTGGTGGTTTTGCAACAGCAAAAGTAGACCGTATAGATTTCTCTAATGATTCTGCAACAGCATCACCAAGAGGTCCATTAAGTGCTGCAAGAGCATATTTAGCAGCAACCTCCAACACACCAGTAGGATAAATAACTCAAACTACATTATTACTAATGAATTTATTATCCAAAGTTTTGATTGCACCAAAGGTCATCAGTCAAGAAGGTATTGATGCTCTGGTAAATCATATGAAAACTTCAAAGACAGAAGACCTTTCAGTATTTGACCCAGACAAATCCAATCAGACACGAGGAACTGAATGGATTACTGATAAGAGAACAAGAGATACTCAAATCGCACCAATTGAACCTGTATTTCCACAGGTCAATGAGTTGATGCATCATGTTGTAAAGCAAGTTATCAATCCTTTCTATCAGTTTGAAGTTGATAGTAGTGAAGTTCCACAACTGCTTTGTTATGATGTAGGAGGACACTACCAACCTCATATTGATGGTGAAGGTATATGGACTGCACCAGACCAAACTCAAATTTGGAGAAAGACAGTAGACCGTGATTTGTCTATGGTCTTATATTTGAATGATGGTTTTGAAGGTGGAGATTTTGTATTTCCTGACCTTCATATTCGCATTCGTCCTGAGCCTGGAATGTTGGTATGTTTCCCTTCCAATCGTTATTATATGCACGGTGTAGAACCAGTCACCAAAGGAAACAGATATTCTATGGTGACCTGGATGACGGTAAAAGGATTTGAGAGTATGGAGACACAATCTAATAATCTTAAAGCAAAGTATGGTGTTTGTTAATTGACATATGTATAATTTAGATGTATAGTTCATTTACTAATGAAAGTATTATGGTAAAATCCGGTTTCTTTTCAGAATCAAATACTGCTTCCAACCAATTGAAGAGTAAGAGATTCTATTTTATGGCAGGTCTTCCCAGAGCAGGAAGTACTTTACTTTCATCAATCTTGAATCAGAATCCAATATTTTATTCTGGTCCATCAAGTCCCGTCCTTTCTACAATGTATGCCGTAGAAAATCATCTGGCAAATGATGAACTCTATCACGGATATCCAAAACCAGAACAAGTATCTTTGATTATTTCTAATATCATTCGTCAGTTTTATGCTGATGTTGAACAAGAGGTAGTCATTGATAAGAATCGTGCCTGGACTGCACGAGTACCTTATATTGAAGGATACATTGGTCAGCAGGCAAAGATTATTGTTCCGGTTCGTGATATTGATGAGATTTTAACATCAATGATTACAATGATTCGTAGAAATCCTTATAAAGAAGGTAATCCCAGAATCAATTTTATTGACGAGCAACTTGTTAAATTAAATATTCCTTTGAATGACGATAATCGTTGTGAATATATTGCAGGACCAGAAGGAATTCTGGGACAATCACTAAATGCAATTGTGGAAGGATTTAATCAGGAATTTGGTGATAGAATGCACTTTGTGGAATATCAAGACCTTGTTAAAAAACCAGAAGAAACACTCAAGAAATTGTATGAGTTTCTCGGGGAAGAGTATTATGAACACGACTTTAATAACTTAGAAAATCAAAATCGTGAGCAAGATGTGAATACTTATGGACTTGCAGATATACACGAAGTTCGTCCAGAACTTAAATCAACTGCTCCCAATCCATCAGAAGTTCTTTCTTCTTATGTACTAGAAAAATGTAATGGAATGGATATTTGGAGACCCCAAATGACTGAAGTTTCTATTCCTAAATACATCAACACAAATTCAAATCAACTCAAAATTATAAATTAAAAAATAATTGAGACTTTATAATGAAAGAAACATATAGTATTTTCCACGTTCAAGGTGGATTGGGAAAGCATATTGCAGCATCTGCAGTAGCAAAGTGCATTAAAAATAATTATCCAAGCAGAAAACTCATTGTAGTTGCTGTTTATACTGATGTTTTTATGAATCTACCATTCGTGGATAGAGTCTATCAATTGAATAATACCAATTATTTTTATCAAAATTATATTGAAAATCAAGATTCATTAATTTTTCATAATGAACCTTATTTTACAACGGATCATATTCATAAGAAACTTCCACTGATTCAAACTTGGTGTAAGATGTATGGATTGGATTATAATGGTGAAACACCAGAATTAATTTTCAATCCACTACAAAAGAAGCTTTCTAAAGAAGTTTGGGTAAAAAATAAGAAACCAACAATGGTGATTCATACCAATGGTGGATTGATTACTCCTGATTCAAAATCTTATATGTGGGCACGAGATATGCCCTTTGATATTGCACAACAGATTGTAGATAAGTATCATAAGAAATATACAATTTATCAGGCAACGAAGATGAATTCTCCGAAACTGATAAATGCAACTCCAATTCAATTTGATGAGCAGACACAACTTTCTACATTGGAATTTTTGAGTTTAATTCTTCATAGTGATAAAAGAGTATTGATTGATAGTTGTTTGCAACACGCAGCCACAGCACTTAAACTTCCTTCTGTTGTTCTGTGGAATGGTACAAGTCCAAAAGTATTTGGATATGATATGCACACAAATATTGAAACAGTAAAACCTCATAACTTTAAGTTGCCTGGATCTTATTTGTTTGATTTTGATTTCAATGGATCAGAGCACGAATATCCATTTAATGAGAATGAAGATTTATTTGATATTGATAAAATCTTTGAGGCGATTGAGACCACAAAATCTTAGGGACACTTTGGGAACTGGTCCAAGACCCCACCAGAACCCAGCAAAGACCTGCTATACTACTAAGATACACATAGGACAAGTATGGCGGTCAACAAAGAAGTCAAGGGAATGCTTGCTAAATGTCTAGCAACAGAAAATCTGATTATTGAACATAAGAATACTGAAACTGCGATGTTTGATGTAGAACGTCGTGTTCTAACTCTTCCTAACTGGGAAAAGGCAAGTGGTACTGTATATGACCTTTTAGTTGCTCACGAAGTAGGACACGCACTTTTTACAGATAATATTGATTGGACTCTTGATTATCCAAAAGTACCAAAAGATGTAGTAAATGTATTAGAAGATGCTCGTATAGAACGTCTGATGAAGAAGAAGTATGCTGGACTTTCTAAGACATTCTATATTGGTTATAATGAACTGAATGCTGATGATTTTTTCTGTACTAATGGCGAAAATCTTGATGAGATGAGTTTGATTGACCGTATCAATCTTTACTTCAAGATTGGTGCGTTTCATAATATTCAGTTCAATGATGTAGAAGAAGAGTTTCTAACTCGTATTAGCCTTGCTGAAACTTTTCAGGATGTACTTGAGATTTCACAAGATTTGGTAGATTATGTAAAAGAGAAGAAGAAAGAAGAAACTCAAAGTATGCCTGAACTTGGAAATCAACAATCTGGTTCTGGTAATCAACAACAGGGTGATAATAACCAAAGCGAAGAGGGTGTAGGTGAGAATGAAGAACCTAACGATGACAATGAGAATGCCGAAGATAAATCTGGTCAATCACAATCAACACCAACTCAATCTAATGCGAGTGGTGGAGCAAAACCAGATGAAGTTGGTGGTAGAGATAGTGTCAATGAACTGGAGTCAAAAACATCAAGGTCTTTTGACGAAAAATCAAAGCAACTGAATGAAAACAAATATACTGATGATTATACTGCTTATGTTGAACTTCCAGAGTTTGATTTGAGCAAACTTGTTCTTCCGAATGAGTATGTTCATCGTCTTGCTCGTAGGTATTATGAGCAATCTATTCATAAATCTTATTATGAAAGTCAAGTAGTTTTTTATAATGAGTTCAAGAAATCAGCAGAACGTGAAGTTTCTTATCTGGTAAAGGAGTTTGAGTGTAAGAAATCAGCAGATGCTTATGCTCGTTCTACAACTGCTCGTACTGGTATTTTAAATACATCTCTTCTTCATACCTATAAGTATAATGAAGATTTGTTCAAGAAAGTATCAGTAATACCTGATGGTAAAAATCACGGATTGATTTTTATTCTTGATTGGTCTGGGTCAATGGCTGATTATATGTTGGATACTTATAAGCAACTATTGAGTTTGATTTGGTTCTGCCGTAAAGTAAATATTCCTTTTGAGGTTTATGCCTTTACACAAGATACAAATGCTTATTTGGAATTTGACCCAACGCATACTCCAACTACTGAAAGAAAAGCAAATGTATTATGCCCAGAACCATCATTTCGTTTGATGAATCTATTCACCAGTAAAGTGAATAATCAGGAACTGGAAAAGCAACTCAAAACTGTTTGGGCAATCTGTACTGCTTATCAAACCAGGTATGGTTATGTTCCAAGTCATATGAACCTTTCAGGTACTCCTTTGGGTGAAACTATGATTGCTCTCAATCAACTCATTCCACAGTTCATTTCTTTGAATAAAGTACAAAAGGTAAATGTAGTATTTTTGACTGATGGTGAAGGAAGAGTATGTCCTCACGGAGTAATCAAAAAACAACACAGTGGAGAAGAGTTTGTTACTTATAGACATTCAAACGAAACAATTATTCGTAATCGTAAGAATGGTCGTATGTATCCAGCATATAATTATTGCTCTTTTCCCGATTTTGTGAAAGTTCTAATGACTTACACCAAGGATATGTTCCCGAATGTAAATCTAATCAACTTTCGTGTTGCTCCTACCAAAGAACTTAGTAATTGTTATAACTGGTTTGGTGATAAAAGTGTTTCTTATGATGCCATCAAAGAACAGTTTCGTAAGAATAAGTTTGTGTCTTTCAGTAATTCTGGGTTTGATAAGTTCTTTGTACTATCTTCTACCAGTATGAGTTCTGATGCAGACCTGAATGTAGATAGTGGTGCTTCTAAAACTGCTATCAAATCTGCATTTACCAAGATGCTAAAGAACAAAAAGACCAACAAGAAAGTTCTTTCTTCCTTTGTGGAACTGGTCGCCTAGACCACTTTTGGGAGTGTCCACAAGGCACTCCTAAACCCTTCAATCCGTGCTATACTTACAAAGTAATCAGCACTTCACCTTCCCTTACATTATTCATTATGGAAACCGCAATTCAACTTCTTCAAGAACAATTTGGTGCTGAATTTGGTGCTGATGCTGTTCGTTCTGTAGCTTCACAAATCAATACATCTTATGCTACACTCTCTAAGAAACTGTCTCAATACAAAGTATCTCGTGGTAAGTGGAACCTTGAAGTGACTAAAGAAAAGATTGACGAACTAGAAGATACTTATTCTGCTTCTACTGCAGAACCGATTGCTATGATTGAAGCAGTCAAGCAAAACCTTATCCCCGACAAAGATGATACATTCGTTAGCTTCGGTAATTTTGCGGATATTAAGAAGATTATTCAATCTCGTCTATTCTATCCTGCTTTCATCACTGGTCTTTCTGGCAACGGAAAAACTTTTGGTGTGGAACAAGCTTGTGCTCAGCTTGGTAGGGAACTAATTCGTGTCAATATCACGATTGAAACTGATGCTGATGATTTGATTGGTGGTTTTCGTCTTGTAGATGGTGAAACTGTATGGCACAATGGTCCTGTGATTGAGGCACTTCAACGTGGTGCTATTCTATTGCTGGATGAGATTGACCTTGCTTCCAATAAGATTTTGTGTCTTCAATCTATTCTAGAAGGTAAGGGTATTTTCTTGAAGAAGATTGGTAAGTTCGTAAAACCTTCTGCTGGTTTCAATATCTTTGCAACTGCAAATACCAAGGGTAAGGGTAGTGATGATGGACGTTTCATCGGTACAAATGTGTTGAATGAAGCATTTCTAGAACGTTTTCCTGTGACCTTTGAGCAAGAATATCCTTCTCTGACTGTAGAGAAGAAAATTTTGACAAATGTAGCACAATCACTTAGTATTCCTATGGTGAAGGAACACGAAGATTTCATCAATCACCTATGTACTTGGTCTGAAATTATTCGTAAGACCTTTGTAGATGGTGGAATTGATGAAGTAATCAGCACTCGTCGTTTGGTTCACGTTCTTCGTGCATATTCTATCTTCGGTAAGAAGGAGAAGGCAATCAAGGTATGTCTCAATCGTTTTGATGATGAGACCAAGACTACCTTTGTTGAACTTTACGATAAGATTGATGCAGAGTTTGTGAATAATTCTGATAAATCAGAAGGGGAGTAATCCTCCCCCCTTTATTTTTTATAGGAGAACTTTGTGGAAATTGAAGAAATTATAGTAGACGAAAAAACTGGAGAAGTTACCATAACCGCATTGATTGAAGATAAAGTTTTGATTCGGTCTCAAACTTGGTATGAACCTCCTGAATATGGACCAGCTCGGTGTACTACATCTTTTTATAAAGAAGATATAGATTTTGACCTGAATGAAAGGGAAGAACTTGAAAATTATCTTGAGAATGTTGAATGGGAAATTATAGATATAAGTGACGACTATTACGGTTAAGAAATGAGTTCTTATTATCTTTGGTTCATATCATTTGCGATTATCTTTTATATAATGCTTGTAGATAAGAATGTTGCAGAATACATACTTCTTATCTTCAAGATTATTCAGGTAAACTTTGAAAGATCACTGTGGATGATTCGGTTTCATCCATTCTGGATAAGAAATCCCATAGGTAAGTGGTGGGCAATGAGAAAGTATGAGAAGATGATAAAGGAGATGACTAAACAGACACCTGAATAACTGGCACACTGACCCCTTTGCAGGGGTCTTTTTTATGCTATAATACACTCATATAAAACACCTTCGCAATGTCTTACAACGCAACTATCAAGTTTTCCTACATCAACGACACCGAAACATCTTACAACAAGTATTTTCCTGAAACCGTAGATAAGCAGACGATTACTATTGAAGCACCTGCACAAGACTTGACTACTCATCAGTATTTTGAACTTTTCAAGAGTTTTCTTCGTGCTGTTGGATTTGATGAGTATGGCATTATGGATGCTGCTTGTCGTGTTGCATTTAATGATTGCAACAGGGAAGATGATATGAAAAAGTTGATGGGAGAATATGAACTGCAAGATAAGCAATTTTATAGTGTTGATGATTATCATGCTCTTTTAAAAGAAGTTGAAGAACTGAAAGAAAAACTTGCAAGGGTTCTTCCAGAGCAATATGTTGAAGAATATGTTGATCCAGATTATCCAAAGGATGATGGAACATCTTGGAATAAACCTTGGAATGATTTAGTTCCTGGTTCTCCTGAGGCATATGCTAATTCGTGCAAGTGCCCAATTTTAGATAATCAGGAGATGCCTGATGACAAAAAATGGGTAAATGCCGATTGTCCTCTACACGGCACAGGAAAAAAGACACCTGAAGAAGAATATAAATTAAAACTTGAAGAAATGCCTTCCAGTATTAAAATTACAAGTGCTATTTTTCTCAATCTTCCACATCATCCAGAAAATTGCAATCATCCAGAAACTGGAAGACAACATTTCTATTCTGGACTTGCCTATGAAACTAATCAGTTACAAAAATGTGCTTCTGCCGTAATTCAAGAACTTATTAATGAGTTTGCTAATGATGATGTGATAAAAGTAGAAGACCTTTTGAAACTTATTGAAGAACTGGCACAATGACTTCCCAAAGTTCCACAGAATACCTTATAATACTCCTATACGCAATTCCCGAATAGCAAATGAAAATCCCTATGAAAGAATTCTTTAAGATGGTTGCGAAAACTATTGCGGAACCTAATACTACAATCACAGAACAAGATAAACGAAAAGCAATTCGTGTATTTCTTTATCTTGATGAATTTATGATGGAGAATGTGCCCGAGTATTGTGGTGATACAGAGTTAGGTGAGATTGACTTTGGTGCTTATGCTGCGGGTATTCTTGATGAACTGGAGGGAAAATGAAAATTAAAAGTGTTTCTAAACCACATATCATTTATTATGTGGAAACTGATGCCCCAGATTTTCCAGAATATAGAACTAATGGAACTGGAACACATTGGGAAAATGCTATGGGTGAAAGTTGGGAACAAGTTTATAATGACGAAGAACTTAAAAAATTGTTTGAAGAATTTATGGAGGGTAAAAAATGAGTGGTGGGCATTTTACTGACTGTGGTTACGATTATTACAAGGTATCTCAGTTTGCTGATGAACTGGAGGCATTGCCCAATGACTGACTTCCCGAATCTCAAGATTTCTCAGAAACAAATTGTGTGTCCTAAACACGGCACCCACAATCAGATCATCAGCAGCACCGTCGAAGGACACGAAGGCCACTGGTGCATGTTGTGCTGGCTTGAAAGCCTTGGTCCCTCACTTCCCACTGTTGATCAACCCAATGACTGAACTTTCCCCTGCGGCTCAGTCCGTGCTGGATGCAGCAACAGTTCCCACTGGAGACTTCTGCCTAGAGAATGTTAATGAAATTGCCGCTGCCGCCCTTCGCGCTGCTGCAGATATAGTCGATGATCGTGAAGCGTCCCGGCAACTTGATGCTATTGCCTACGAACTGGAGGCACAATGAACTTTCCAGTGTTTCTAAACAAATGGGTAATCGGATTTTCTCCGATTAAGCACACAAATCTGTGGTATTGGTATCGTCTCATCAATCATTCTGGTTTTAGAATGGATGATAATATAAGGTATCGTGACTTCTGGACAAATCTGAATATGGGATGGTATAATATGACTCATACTTATGAAATGAAAAAGAAGTGGGGATGAAAATGAAACTCTTTGATTACCGATACCGTGATGATTATGGAAAGGACTACTATTTCTTCTTTCTAAAAACCAAGACATACACAGCACTTCAAATGTCTTTTAGCACCTGCGAGTATCCTGGTTGGCCTCACCTACAGATTACATTGGGGAGTGGCAGGCTCTTTGGTATGTTTGCCTATGCTTGGAAGTTTGGATTTGATATAGACTTATTCTCACATACTTGGAGGTGGGAGGGATGAAAGAATGGTTTGAAGATGCTTGGTGGTCTTGGAAATGCTGTATTCATTCCAGATTTGATTATAATGATAGAATTGATGTTGCAGCATTTTGGGAAGAACTCAACTATGGATGGTATCAAATGGAAAGTGATTATACTATGTCTCAACCAGGATTTGACCCTTATAATTTGATGAGTAGAAGTAATTATTATCCTTATGGAGTTTTCAAATGACTTACAAACTCAACCCAGAAGCAAAAGCATTCTCATATACTCGTGAAAATTTGTTTGAATGTATTACCAAAATCGTAGCACATCCTCATAATACCATCACCGAACACGACCAATCCCGTGCTCTTGCGATTATGGTAGTGTTTGAGGACTACGTTGCTAATTTCACTCATAGAGATGATGATGGAGAATACTATATTCCAGAGTGTGATGAATTGGACTTTCAAGATTTTGTAATTCAAAAACTTGGACTTGAGTATTATCATTATGTTGATGTTGATGAGGTATTGAAATGACTGAACAACCAAAACTGTTTGGAATGTGCGAAGAGCAACTAAATGCTTATCTAAAAGCAATGTCACAACCAAATCTTAATGATATGAGTGTGGAAGAACTGAAAGAGTATCTAAAAACTCAATCAAAACCACAAAGTTCTTATCAACCAGAAACAAAAAAGAAACCAGAAGAACCACCTCAATATTTTTACGACATTTCTACAAATCTTTTTATAGGATAATGACTGATTATCAAAGAATATCTACATTATTTGTTGGTGCTTTTATAGGTGTCGCACTTAGCATTCTTGGATTTTATGTATATAAGGTTTCACCAAATCCACCTATTTCAACAAATGCTGAAAATCACAGAAACTTTGAAATAGTGGATACTTATTCTTATGAGAATAGAACTTGTTATGTGATTAGATATACCACTCCCTCAACGAGTTGGGAGTATTTCCTTGATTGTAGATGGTGAAGAAAGATGACTTATGAAGTTCAAACTTGGGATGACGCAGACAACACTGTGTATTATGAAACCGTAAAGAATGCTATTGATTATGAGAGTGCTCGTGATATAATTGTAGAGAAGTATCCAAATCGTAAAGTAATTGCTGTGATTAGAAAATGACTGAACTACTAAATCGTAAAACACCTTGGGATGATTGAAATGAGAATTGAAATCACTTACACACCACATCCAACAAAAGGATATACTGCTACTATCTGGGATGGTCCTGATGGAATAGATGAAGATAGTTTTGTTTGTAGATCTCTTGGAGAATGTTTTGAGCAGATTGTAATGTGGAGAACATTAAATGCTTTGAATTATAGGGAAGCAACTGAAAATGACTGAACTTAATCCTGATACAAATGGAATAAAAAAATATTCTTCCAATGACCCAGAATATAGGGCACTTGTGGAAAGAATGGAAAGAGAAAAGAAGGAAGAAGAAGAAAGGCTGAAGAACTCAAAAGATGCCTTCTTTGTTTATTATGTGATTGATTATTTTGCAACTGGTGAAGGTAGAACCATTTTTCTTTTCATAGAAAGAAACTATGGTGATAGAGAAAGAATTCTTGAGAGTATCAAGGAAGATGTTGGTTCATTCTATTTCTGTGGAATAGAAGAGTTCAGTGAAGAAAGGTTCTTGAATGATTATTCAAATCTCCTTTCTGATAATATCAAGAGAATGATTGAGAAGAAGGATGTGCCGTTTATGTCTTTCAGTCAAATGTATCACTTCAACTATTCGTAAGATTATGCCTATTTTCCCTGATTGCTATGATGAATGGTCTCTCGTAAAGTATGTTTATGATGGAGACCATAAGACTTATTTTGATATACTCTTTGAGGGCACAGAAGAAGAGTGTCGTCAGTATGCTTACGATAACTATACTGATAAAGAACAAGGTGATATGTGCCTGATGGATTGGGAAGCAAGGGAGTGGGATGTATAGGACACCTGAAGAACTGGCACAAGGACTTCCCAAATCCCCACCAGATGCCCTATAATACTCTCATAACCACAAAGGAATTATGTTCTCCATCAAATTATCAGACTGTGATGTATGGGCAGGTAAAAGGGACATCTCTTATTTTGTAATGGATGATTCTTATTTTACCCTTACGAAAAAAGACATAAACATCGTATTGAACTTTGGAGTTACTTCAAAACGGAAAAGAGTATTTTCATCTACTGACCAAATACGTCGTTCTCTCCGTAGTTGCAAGAAGGAAACAGTAAGTAATTCTGTTGTTTTATCACCCAAATTTAAGTGTGAAGTTTTGACGCAGGGGAATTCTTTGGGGAAGTTTAGTAACTATGTTGTTGTTGATTTGACAAACGATAATGAATATTCTCTTGATGATGTTCTAAATGGTCTTGTCTGAGGACACTTGAATGGGATTGTATGATACATCTTGGGAAAATGACGAGGGAGATAAAATTACCCTTATAGAGTTATTAAACTCAACAGAAAATATTCCAGTTTTAACAATATCTGTAAATAAATTAAAAAAATATTTACTAACTTGGAATGGGAATAATGAAGAATTGGAAAAAATTGAAAAATCTGATTTACAATACCCAATATTAATATTTGTTGAAGATGATGGTTCTTATATTACAATAATAGACGGACATCATAGAGTACATAAAGCAATTAAAAATAAGTTAGAGACAATTAAAGCAAAACTAATACCAATTAACTCACTTCCAAAAAATATGAGAAAGGTGTTTGGTGATATGGAAACAAACTTAAAAGACACTTTAAGAACTGGCACAAGAGCACTCCAATCCCCCTGTGGATGCCCTATAATACTCTCATAGACACAGACACCTGATGAAACTCTTCCAATACGATAAAAAAGTTTGGGGTTATGAAACCTCTCATACTTGGCAGTTTGGTATTGTCAAGAATACTTCACTGCTTTGGGTGAATTATGAAACTCCTGGTGGTATAGTTCATTCTGCTGGTGGTATTAACGTCTTGTTTTCTTTCTTCGGTAGTTCTCTTTTTGGTGTAAACCTTCAACAACAAACATTTAATTTTGGATTTCATTTTTTTACTGAATACTTTGAGGGATGGGGTGAAGAATGACTTGTCATATTTCGTGTTATAATAATAAAACCAGAGAACTGGAACACTTTGTAGTTCCTGAACCAGTTTTTGTTTATATTCGTCAGTTAGAATGTGAAATCAATTATGGTCGGGGTGGTGTTCAAAAACTTTATCCTTTTAGATTTGGTGGAAAGTTTGATGTGGAAGATTGGAAGGTAGAAAAATGACTAACAATTTACCAGAACCTGATGATGCTCCGTGGCTCAATCTATCACAAGAAGAAGTGAATGATTTGAGAAAATCAAAGAAAGAATTAACAGAGTATGGTAGGGAGAAAATCCGAGCACTTGCAAAAAAGGGTATTTTGAAGTATGATGATGCACTACGGAAACTTGCAGAATGACTGAACAAAACATCTATCTATCAAAAACACTAAAAGACCTTGAAAATATTTTGGTTTATTATAAATCCAATATGAGACAAACTGAAAAAACTATTTCACTTATTGAAGAAGCAATTGAGGTAAAAAAACATTATGACTGAACAACAACCTCTTGATATTATTGAAATCGGTGGTGTAAAATATCAACGAATAGAAGAACGGGTTCCCTTCCAGAAAGGTTATGAAGAAGCACAGAAAGATTATAAGGTAGGAGAGTTTCAACCAATTCTACAAGAACCAGAAGATAGTGAATGGAAATCTGTTGCTCTTCGTTTTGGTAGAAAACTTCCAGTAATTCTTCCATATTCTTATGATGAACTTTCTCCTGATGCTTGGTTTAGGTGGGCAGTATTTACTTATGATGAGTATAAATGCTATGGGGGCAAAATGACTAAAATGAAAACCAAAGCACAAGAAGTTCTCTATGCTTATATGGATGTGGAGAAATATAAATCTCAAAAACTCTGCAATATGGTAAGAGATAAACTTGGATATTCTATTGATTGTTGTGATGAGATTGTGGATTTGGTAGAGAAATGGTTGCCGAAAGAACAATCAGCAGAAGGAAGTCAAAATGTAAATACTGAATTGCTTGTAGATGGTTTCAACGATTGTGTGCGTAAAATGAAGGAGATGTTGCGATGACTATTAGAGCAGAAAAAATCGTGAATGCTACTCTTGAACTTACTCTCCGTCCTCAAAGTGAAGACAGAAAAAAAGTTGTTGCCTGTGTTCTTCGTGAGGTAGTTGATTTACTCCAATACTATCAGTTTTGTGAAGAAGAAGGTGTAGAAGATATGGTACTTGATGCTCGTGCTATACTTGATGTTGCCGATGAGGTAGAAGCACTTCAAGAACTGGAACAATGACTTCCCAAAACCCCTCAATCCCTGTTATACTTACAAAGTAATCAACAAATCAAATGTCTCCAAAAATTTCTATTGGTAAAGAAAAAGCAATTGAACTTTCTCTTACCGAATGGTGGAAAGAAAAGTCCTATCGTGAAATTGCAGAGTTTCAACTATTCACTACCGAACTTAGTTGCCCCTTTGTTGTATTTCACGAGGCAGTTGAGAAATCACTTGGTCGTCCAGTTTTCACTCACGAATTTGGACTGAATTATGATGGAATTTGTAAAGAGTTTCTGGGTGAATGAACCTACGAATGATTACCCTGATTACTAATGGAGAATCCAAATGACTGACAATAAAATTTATGTTGCTCTACTGATTTTTGTTCTTGTTCTCTGCACTTTTGCGGGAATAGAGGAAGTAGGCACACGACAACAAAAAATGATTAACTATCAACGAGCACTTACTATCACAACTGAGTGTAGAGTTCAGACAAAACTAAATCCTGATGAGATTTGTGGTAAAATTCCTACTTGGGAGCAATACAAATGATTAACTCAACCCCCATATTAGCAACTGATACTGAAAATATCAAAATGAACTGGTGGCAGTATTTGTTTGGACACTGCTGGATGACAGGATGGCAGAGTATTCGTTCTAACTTTCGTATGTGGCAGGATTTGATGTCAGGAAACTGTGAGGTTTATGCACTACCCAGAACAGCAGAAGACCCAGAAGCAGAATGTATTGATTGGTTCTGGGCTTCACTGAATGAGGATGATGTTTATCCCAAAGAGTTTCTTGAATACCTGATGCAGATGTCGCACGATGTAATGACAGGGAAGGTGGAAACTGTTCCACTTGATGATGATTTCTTTGATAGATTGAAAGACCTTACTGATGATGTGGAGTTGGATGATTAGAAAACCTGGATTTGAAGAGGCATCAAGAATGTTTCCTGGATGGAGTCCATCTATAATGAGGAGAATGTTAGAAACTCCAGAAAAATGGGATGATAGAGACATTGCTAATATAAAAGAGTATATGAGGATTACCAATGAATATAAATAAAAATCCAGAGTTTCCTTACTCATTATTTCCATTTCGTTTGGAACATATGGAAGGAAAAGAATTGAAGGATAAGAAGACTTGCTACTTTGATAGTGAAGTCAATATGAAAAAATATATCACTCGTAGTAATCTAAAAAAATCAGAATATCAATTTTATGTTAAAGAAGGATGTGGAAAATCTGGTGTAATGCCCTTGGCGAAAAAGCGTCAAACCACGACAAGGAAGCAGACAAAATCGCAATCGTCAGAACCATCATCTTCTTGACGTATTTGATTACCAACTTATTCATTTGTGCAGGAGTAGTAAGACATTGGAATGACACACCCAACACTAGACCCAACAACTCCGTGGTACAATCATCTAAGCTATTGTGAAACTACAAGAAGTTTGGGAATTGAATATTCACTTAATAAGTTTATACGTTATAATAACTATTACAAATCAGTATTAGAGGAGAAAAGTAATGACAAGAACTCACAGAAATCTTGAAGGAATGCATAGGGGTGCGCTTAGATTTCCACACACAACAAAGGAAATCAGACAACTTGATGCGATTGTAAATGACCCAGAACTGAAAGATTACCCAGTATCAGGTCTAAATCATATGAAGTCACGGGAACACAATCTACCAACACGTTGGGATGACCTAGTAGTATCTGGATATGAGCAAATGGATTATAAGTAATGATATACAAAAAAACCATAGAAGAACGACTTTCTATCTTAGAAGAAGAAAATATAGCAAATACTAATGAAATCTATCGTCTTGCAAATATTATAGATTTTTTAGAAAGAAGAATTAAACAACTTGAAGACCTTGTGGTGGGAGACGGTAAATAAACTGGCACAAGGGCAATGCTTTTGTCTAAAAATTATGCTATAATATACACACACTGAAATCAAAAACCTTATAATGTAAAATATGGAAAATCAAAAAGATTCGTTATCAATCACTGAAAATTCTGATGGCACATTCCTGATAGAATGGGATAAGAACGACCAGAAGTGGAACTGGTTGAATGGTAAGACATCAGAAGAAATTTCTGCTATGATGACAGAAGCAATCCAACTCGCACTGAAGGAAAATGACTGATTATAAAAAATATTCACTAAAACAACTTGAGAACTTTCTGTACGACGCAATGGGTGCCGCAGAAGCATCACCACAAGAAATCTATGATGTGATTAAAGGTGTTGTTGAGGACAACTATTATACCTATAAACAGCAGACAGCAAATGCTTATGAACTTCTTGCATTGCTGAATGGTAATGGTAAGGGACATATCAAGGCGTATGATGATTGTATGCGTCCTTGGGGTCATAGTGATATGGAAGCACTTAGATATACGGAAGAAGAAATGAATGCAATGTGTGATGCTGCCAAAGCAAAAGATAAAGTCAAGAAGTGGGTTCTGCCGGTTGAAGTCAGTGATGACTTGGAAGATTATGTTGTTACTTTTCCCGATGATTTATTGGAAGCAGCAAATCTAAAAGAAGGCGATCAAATTGAATGGCACGATCAAGGTGATGGTTCTTATCTACTCAAAAAGAAGGAGACAAAATGATCAAAGTATCTTACCAGTATCCTGGGCATCCACAGACAAATCTGTTTGTGTTTCTGAAGACACAAGAACAAGTTGATGCCTTCAAGCAAAAGTATTCAAATTATATCTTTGTGTAATGGAGTTTCTAATACACTTACTGAAATGTGGAAACTTTATTGATTGTCACGCTCGTGAATTGACAAAATCACAAAGACCCACTACAATGTTGTGTAGATATTTCATAGAAAATCGTGTTAAACTTCCAGATTATTGTCTGGAACCCCCTGTACTTTATGATGACGCACCCTAATGTCACTCTCTCAATCTGTTACTGAAAGTTTACAAGAAGCAGAATCTCATATGAGAAATGCACTTGCATTTGCAGCTCGTCAAGAATCCCCTTATGTTTCTTGTGTGATTGCAGATATGATTTCCAAGTTAGATCAACTTATTCAAACTGATAAGTTTCTGGATAAGGTTGAAGATATGATGAAAAAATATGAAGGAGGGGAAAATCCTTATGGAAAATGAAATGAGCACTGGAGAACTGATTGATAGTTCTAAGTTTCAAGAAGAACTATCAAAGAAGAATACTCTGCTAGAAAGTCTCAACTCACCAGAAATGATAAAGATGCGAGAAGAACTTGCACAAGCACATAAAGATAGTATTGATAAGTCTGTTGGATGGTATTACAATCTATCAGAAGAGGATAAGTATAAGGCAGTAGAAGCACTTTGCCATATTATATGTAAGGCAGAGCGTGAAGGAACTTCTCATCGGGGACTTCAATCTACTCTTGGTTTATATCCACAGGCATTTTGGATTGATGATTTGATGACCGTACATAATGCACTCTACACAGAGTTTCAAGAAAGAGAATCAAAAGAATGGAAACAAGATGTAGAAAACCTTAAGAATTCTTCATTATTATAGATATTGTGTTAGAATGCTAACACATCATCAAGGAACTATGACAATCTCCAGAACAAGCACAGAAGAACTCACAACAGAAGAATGGAATGAACTAAATGCACTTCGTGAGGCAATCACAGAATATCCACAATCAGTACATCCAGAAAAACAAGCAAGATTTACTCAATTATTTGTAAAATCATTAGAAGGAAAGGCAGATAAGGCTTTGGTATAAATATACCAGGGTCTTTTTTCTTTTATGAAAACATTTCAAGAGTTTATTTCTGAAGCATCTAAAATATATCCAAGTTCTGTAAATCAGGTTGCTGTACGCGAGAAAGAAAAGAATAGAAGAACAGCTAGGGATGATATGTATTCACCACCAATGCGCACTCATGCCTCGGCACCAGCACCTGGTGGACCTGAACCTAGAAGAACTCCAGAGAGTAGGGCAGCAGCAGAAAGAGAAAGAAATCTACCAAATTCAACAAAACTACAAAGAACTAAAGAAGATATAGCACGTCAAGCAGAACTAGAAAATCAAGCACTTCATAATATTACGGGTAATACTCCTCCACCTACCGAAGGAGAATCATCAGAAGATACAAATGAAAAACTTAGAAAAGAAAGAATACGCCGATATGGTTCTCTAAATCCTATGAGACATAAGGATGAACCAGAAAAATATGCTCACGAGTTGCCACAACAAATACCAGCACGAAAACCACCTTCATCAACACCAAGACCAGCACCAGCAGCACCAAGAAAAGTTAACAGAACTCCACCTGATGCTCCTATCAAAAAAGGTTGATTGAAAATGATAAACGAAGCAAGAAAGAGAGATCATTTAGCAAATGCTGTTTTGGCATTATCATTTGCTGCGAATGCTGCACAATCCAAAGAACATTTAGTTCAAAGTGGTAAGATTGAATCTACTGGTATGGCAGCTATGTCCAGGACTATGGAAACTAGACGTAAAGCTAATAAAAATCTAGATAGTCCAAGAGTATCTGAACCAGCAAGAAATCGTAAGAAGAAAACTTTTGAAGAGTTTGTTACTGAAGCATATTTGATTGAAAAAACTTTTTCAAGTAGAGCAGAACTTGAAACACATTATGGAGGAGTTCCAGCAGGGATGGTTGCTAATAATGCAGCAAGTAGTGAAAATCCAAAATGGAGACTTGTAACAGCAGCAAATAGAAAAGCACAAGCACAAAGAAGAGCAGATGCTATCAAATCATTAAACACAGACGATGAACGTGAGGCAGCAAAACGCAAATCGCAACGTGCAACAAGAAGAGGATATGAAGCACATCATATTACTCCAATACATCATTCTGCTAAACTCAAATCATCTATGAGTGATGCGGAGTGGGAACAAAGAAAAGCAGAAGATGCTAAAGATGGAATATATCACGGACATCATCCCAAAAATATAATGCACACAAAAGGAAAAAATACTCCTGAGAATGCTCCTGGTGTTCCTCATAGAGCAGGTGGAGCACACGAAATTGAAGGTAAAGTAAAAGATATTGTAACTAATTCAAAAATTAGTTATAGAGATTTACTTGCCGCAGCAATTAAAAAGAAAAGGCAAGCAGCAAGAAAAAATAAATAATCAAAAAAGATATATGAAAACCTTTCAAGAGTTTATTTTAGAATGTTATGAAATTTCTGAAGGAAGTGCAATCGCAGGGAGACTTGCTGATTTAGCACAAAGCAAAGTAAATAAATTATTTCAAGGAAATAGGCAGTGGGATCCAAATAGAGCAAAAATACAAACATTAACAAGAATTGCTGATCTTGCTCGTGCAAGAAGTCTTGATAAACCAGAACCAAAGTATGCGGGAATGACTCTACCACCACCTGGAGGTGGAGGAAAACCTGCTGATTTACCTCCAAGAAGGCCAATTAATAGCAGAGGTGGTTCTGGATTGGATACTGACCCAGAAAGAGATAGAGGAAATAAAGATCAAAGACTTTTAGATTTTGTTAATGTTAAAAGAGATAGTCCAAATATGAATCCTAAAGAACAAGAACAAAGAAATAAAATCAGAGAAATAGAATCAAATAAAAAAAGAAGAAATAAATAATCAAAAAATACAGGTATGTATAAATAACTAAAAAGTAGTTGTAAGATGAACTCACAAGACTTCCGCAATCTTCAAGAATCATATATGGCAGTATATGATAATGGTATTAGAGAAAAATTTGAATTTAAGTCTTGGGTAAATAATCTTCTTGAAGAAGGATATGACCTGAGTGATTATACTTGGGATGAGTTGTATGAGCACTATAATCAACTTGATGAAGGTAAACTTCCATTAGATAAACAAAGAAGAACTAAAATTGGCAATCAAATTGGAAAAAGGCTTCAAAGTTCTGGATCAGAAATTATTGGTTCTGGAAGTGCATTTATGCCAAAAGGTATTCGTAATAACTTAAGACAAAGTGCTGCAAAAAAAGTTGGGGAAGTGAAAAAAATGATGGGTGCATTGAAATCAGCACAAAAAGAATCTTATGACCTCTACGACATCATTCTCTCACATCTTTTAGATGAAGGTTATGCTGATACTCAAGAACAAGCAGAAGTTATTATGGTGAATATGAGTGAAGATTGGAGAGATAGTATTTGTGAAGGGTATGTTCCTCTTCGTACATCAGATGATCGTTATGATGATGAAGGTTTCCCAACAACAACTAGAAGTTGGTCTAACAAAATGACAGATGCTAGAATTAGGGTTGGAAAAGTAAATGATAGATCAAGAAAAAATAGTGGTGACCCAATTAAAAATTTAACCCAAGGAGTTTCTGCTAAAAAAAGACTTGATGCTATGAAAGAAGTTGATGATGAACCAGAAAGTGTAAGAGCAAACAGAAGTCAAGAAAAAGCAGCAGCAAATAGACAACTTGGGGCAAATAGAAGAAGTCTTCAAACATCTTTGGATAGAGAACATCTCACCAAAAGTTTGAAGTCTAGTTAAAGACCACTTCCCAAACTGGCACAAGACCCCTCCCAAGGGGTCTTTTTTTGTGCTATAATTACAGAGTAATCAAAGCACACACTATGGAAGTTCTTGAAATCACAAACTCTTCTGCTATTTCAAAGATTTCATTCAATGATGAAACCAGTGAAGTGGGTATTGCTTACACTTACAAACCCGAAACTTTTTATCTCTTCAAGTGTGATGAGATAGAAGTTGTAAAGGATAAAGTTCAAACTGCTGAGAGTATCGGCAAACTCATTTCACAACTCAAAAAAGAAGGGACTTTACAATCTGTCTAACTTCTGTTATAAATAAACACATACACAACAACAAACAATGACCTGCCCCTGTTCACAACTCAAGAGTGATTATCGTCCGATGAACCATAAATGGTTTATTGGAGAGACCCTCTTGTTTGTAAATATGGTAAGTCAAAGTTAGAAGACATAACCATAAAAACAAACAAGAGGGATAGAAACCAAAAGTTTCTTCCCTCTTTTTTTATGCCTTTTATGCCTTGTGCCAGTTGTGCGAGTGTCCCTAATGTTCCCCACAGACCTCAAATCGTGGTATTCTAAGGGAGTGGTGAGGGAAGCAGTCCTCTTGAACCTTGAAAATTTAAACCTTTTATGGGACATTAACTCAGTCCGGTCAGAGTATCCGACTTTTAATCGGTTAGTCCTGGGTTCAAATCCCAGATGTCCCACTTGACCTAGAAAGTCATTAAACTTATCTATTGGGAGAAAGGCTACTATTAGATATGTGTGGCGGCAGTCTGTAAAACTGTTACATAAGAACCGTTGGGGGTGCAATTCCCTCTTCTCCCACCTTGACCCTATGATGAAGTGGTTATCATACTTCTCTGTCTAAGAAGAATCACGAGTTCGAATCTCGTTAGGGTCGTTGCTGATTTGCGCTGGAAAGATAAACCAGAATGCCGTCAGCATTATGCTCCATTCGTCTAGTGGTTAGGACATCTGGTTTTCATCCAGGCAACAGCAGTTCAATTCTGCTATGGAGTATTTGGGAACTTAGCTCATCTGGTAGAGCAAAGGTTTGAAGAACCTTGTGTGGGTGGTTCAAGTCCACCAGTTCCCACCTTAGGAATATAGCTCAATGGTTAGAGCAATCGGTTGATAACCGATAGATTCCAGTTCAAATCTGGGTATTCCTATTGTTGCCTTCGGGCAACATAAAACCCTTATGGGTTGCTTCAAGACAACATTGGAAGTGTGGCAGAGAGGCTTATTGCAGAATCCTGCTAAGATTCCGTATCAAGTAATTGATACCGTTGGTTCAAATCCAACCACTTCCGTTGTTTCAACTACCGAGTAATCCTCGGTAGTTTAATATGTGTCTGTCGCCAAGTGGTAAGGCAAGAGTCTGCAAAACTTTTATCGTCAGTTCGATTCTGACTAGACACTTTTAATCCCGTTGATTTCCACGGGATTAAGTTAATCCTGCCCGATTGATGGAATTGGTATACATACTTGTATTTCGATTCTCTGTGCCCTACCAAGAATTGTAATACTTATTTTCTATAAATATATTATGTATACTAATTTTAGGGATTAATATGAGAAAAGATATTATTGATAGAAGACAAGAAATTTTAAATTGGATTGACGAAAATCAGTCTAAGTCTTTTATGTGTAGAGAGTTGAAATGTAAACCTGAAACTTTAGAGAGTTATTTGAAAAAGTTTGGAATTACATATAATGGAAATAAAGGATTAAAGGGCAAAAAAATAAATACAAAATATGTTCAAGCTTTGGACTATATCAAAGGTTCATTTGTTTCTGCACACAAATTAAAATTAAAAATGATTCGTGATGGTATGAAAGAACATAAATGTGAATTGTGTAATATTACTGAATGGATGGGACAAAAGGTTCCAATAGAACTTGACCATATTGACGGTAATCATTACAATAATGAATTAAGCAATCTTAGAATTGTTTGTCCAAATTGTCACGCACAAACGGACACCAATTCTGGGAAAAATAATAAAAAGCCCCGGTGACGTAATTGGTAACCGTGTTTGCCTTAGAAGCAAAATTCTGGGAGTTCGAGTCTCCCCTGGGGCATTGGATTTTATATCCAAACTTGTCGGATTAGTGTAATTGGTAGCACGATGGTCTCCAAAACCATTAGTGAAAGTTCAAATCTTTCATCCTTCGCCTTACCTTCTTAGCTCAACTGGATAGAGCAAATTCCTACGAAGAATGAGGTTGCAAGTTCGAATCTTGCAGAAGGTGTTGACTATCTTCTATAGATAGTCTATACTTGATACATGGAAGTGTGGTCGAGTCAGGTTTATGGCAGACGCCTTGAAAGCGTCCGAGGTTAATAGCCTCCGTGGGTTCAAATCCTACCACTTCCGCCAGGGAGCATAACTCAGTGGCAGAGTATCTGCTTTACACGCAGAGAGTCCTTGGTTCAAATCCAAGTGTTCCCATTAGCAATCATAAGGTTGCTAAAAAATAACCGGGATTAGCGCAGCTTGGTAGCGCATCTGCTTTGGGAGCAGAGGGTCGCAGGTTCGAATCCTGCATCTCGGATTGAAGATAATAAATATCTTCAAGTATTAAACTCTATGTTTTATGTCACTTATTTCACAACAAGACCGAGAACTTGCTATTGAAGCATTAGATTTCTACCTTTTCAATAAAGGTAATGATTTCACTGAAACAAAGAGAGCAGAAGTCAATGCTCTTCTTAATTGGATTAAATTAGAAAAAACTAAAAATGAACATTAAACTCTGGTATTGTGAGTGTATGAAGCAATGGCGTTGGACATTGACTGATGATTCCAATTTAATCATCAAGCAAGAGTCAGGACAACAACCAGATTTGCGTGTTGCTATGAATGATGTAGCAACTACTGTAGAGTATATTCTAGAACATAGAGTTTAAACTTTTTCATTCCGAGTAGCCCGCAAGGTGCGGGAGCAAACTGTTAATTTGTTATAGGTCAGTTCGATTCTGACACTCGGAGTTGAAGTCATAAGACTTCATTCAACGCAGACGAGTGTAAAGGTAGCACAATAGGCTCATAACCTATGGGACGGAGTTCAATTCTTCGGTCTGCCACCAAATAAGGGGGATTAGCTCAGTTGGTAGTAGCGCATCCTTTGCAAGGATGAAGTCATCGGTTCGAGTCCGATATCTTCCATTGTCCAAGAGGATAAAAATTCTAATGTTTCGGACGGGGTTTCAATTACCCCCATCTCCATTACTTGGGGATGCTAGGTTTCGACGGGGCATAAAGGTTTTATCTGTTGACGGGACAAGAAAACAAACGCAAACAACATTGTTGCATTTTCGAGGACTTCTGCACCTTCTTTGGTGTAGAACTCTGACGAATTAAAAATACAGAGGGTTTTATACCCTCTTTTTTTGTGCCTTGTGCCACTTGAAGAACTGGTACAAGGACTCTACGAATCTGATTTGAGTGTGCTATGATTACGGAGTAATAAAAAAATTTTATGCGACCTAATCTTGAAAAAGTTGTAAATCTTTTTCAACCAGATTCTGATGGTTATTCTAATTGGATAACTATTGATGATGTAATAAATGCGGGTTTATCTTGGTCAAATAATGGAAATGTTCGCAGAGGTATAGCATTTGGTGTTAATGAATACAATTGGGAATTTAAAAGAATTAATAATCGTCATAATGGAACTATTTTAGAAATGAGACTTACTGGATATAATAATAGTATTATTTTTAATCAACGTATTCGCAAAGACATTGTTGATGAACTTCGCAAACAAACTAAATCCAATTTTTCTTCAGATTGTATTATTCCTCTTGTAGAGAAAGACAAAGAAATAGACCATCGTTGGGGTAGAAAGGATTCTCCTAAATACGAATATATTAGTAATATTGTTAAACAATCTATTGATGATTTTCAACTTCTTTCGCATAGTCATAATCAATATAAAAGAGAACAATGTGTAAAATGTAAAGATACTAATCTTCGGTATTCTCCACCAAATAATCAATCATTTAAAATTGGATGCAAAGAATGGAATTTTGAGATAGGATGTGAAGGATGTCCACTTGCTCAACCAGAACTTTATCGGTAAATCTATGTATTTAGATAGTGCAAAATTGATGTATTCGTCTGGAAATAATGATGAATGTTATACTCCAAAATATGGTGTAACTCCTATTTTGGAGTTTATTCCTGATGATGTAGTTGTCTGGTGTCCTTTCGATACTGAAGAGAGTCAGTTTGTAAAACAAATTTCTAAAAAGAATAAAGTAGTTTATTCTCACATTAGTTTGGGGCAAGATTTCTTTAATTATGAACCATTTCATTGGGATGTAATTGTATCCAATCCACCATTCACAAATAAACGCAAATATTTTGAAAAAGCATTGTCTTTTAATAAACCATTTGCATTGATTATGACTAACACTTGGTTGAATGATAGTGCCCCAAAACAATTATTTAAAAATAAAGATTTGCAGTTATTGATGTTTGATAAGAGAATGAAATTTACAAGTCCAGATGGCAGAGCAAATGATAAAATTACTTTTTCGAGTAGTTATTATTGTTGGAATTTTCTTCCAAAACAAATCATAATGAGGCAATTATTAATAGATACTGTGCCACTTACCGAACTGGCACACAACACCTCCAATGCCCTTGCAGACCTGCTATAATTACGGAGTAATCAAACAAAGAAAATGAGCACTCGTTCTCGCATCGGTATTGAACTTTCTGATGGTTCTATTCTGTCTGCTTATCACCATTGGGATGGATATACTTCTTGGTTAGGTCGTATTCTACAAACTCATTACAATTCATATAAGAAAGCATCAGAATTGATTGATGGTGGTGATATGAGTACTTGTTGGAATGAGAATAACGAACCTGAGTATTATTCTGCTCGTGGTGAAGATTGTCCTCCTCGTTTGGATAATGATATGGATGAGTTTTTCACTGATGGTGAAGAATACTCTTACATCTTTCGTAATGGCAACTGGTATGCTTATGATATGCACCAGTTTGAGGATAAGGTAGCACCTGAACCTGTTGAAATCCCTTCTGGAGCACTTGCAGCATAATGACTAAAAACAAAAGAAAGTTTGTGAATGTTGAACCTATTTCTTCCAAAGCAAAGAATAGGTTCGCAAACATTATGGATAAACTACATGCTTGTGTAGTAGAACAAGAAAAGGACAATATGTTTTTTCTTGCTTCTATCAATAAGTGTTATTTCTTTTGGTTACCTAAAGATGGCAATGAGCACTGGAAGATTGTAAATGTAAAGTGACCACTTTTTGAACTGGCACACTGACCCCCGCAAGGGGGTTTTTTAGTGCTATACTACTAGAGTAGTCAAAAAAACGCTTCAAATGTTTGAGAAAACTATTTCTGTTCAATTGACAAATCAGGAACTATTTGATATTCGTATTGCCCTGATGGATTATCGTTCCAAATGGTTTGACTTGTATCACAAAGGTTTGCAAGGTGAAATGCCTCAAAACTTTGATGTAAAAGGTGCTGAATTAGTTTATCAGGGTATATTGAAACTTCAAGAACGTATTATCTATTTTACTGAGAACTTCAATGACTGAGGATTTTGTGAGACTAACGATTGATGAGATGGAAGTGCTAATGCAATCACTTCAATTGATTGATACTGAAGATGAGGATTTGATAGATAAATTCACAGGTGTATCACTTCCGGCATTGTATAATAAACTTTACAGTTCTATTGAGCAAATCAAAACACAATGACACAAACACAAATTCAATGTATGATTGATGATATTGAAGATGTTTTGAAGAAAGGTGAGATTTCACTTAAGAATAAGGATTTAGGCTATCCTTATGTTGCTGGTTATTATGGTAGTGTATTGCAAACTTTGTCCTTTATGTTGAAGCAGGAACTCAAATGATTTATGCTTATGGTGAGATTGAACGTATCTATAAGGAACTCAAAGAAGTTATAGAACGTGAAAACAAACTTCACGAAATGGATATGACCATTATGACACAACATTTGGATTTGTTGGAGGATGAAGTAATTCCTCTATTGGAAGAAATAGTATATTTTGACCCTTCACCTTGACTTTTAATTAAAACTAATTTATAATCTTGAGGTAACTTAAAAAGGTAAATGACTCAAAAGTATTTGTATGTAGTTGATCACTTTTGCAACTTTCCCCGCTCAGAATATGGTGGATTGTGGAATGTAATTGCAGAAAATGATGATGAATGTTTTGATTTAATTCTAGAATATGATAATGAATTTAATAAAGAATTTTATGTAAATCTTCGTCAAAAAGTGGTAAATGCACAAAAGTTCTCTCTTCTTGAAGATGAAGAATCACGTATTGTAGAATCATTTACAACATAAATAGTCAAAAAACTAATAGAGATGAAATCATTCTCAGAATTTAATTTAGATGCTTTGTATGCTTCTATACAAGAACAAATACAACTTAGTAATGAGGATGTGGCCAGTTTAGAACGAGATTTATATTTGTTAGATAAGAAAAGGTCTGCTGAAAGAAAACTAAAAGATAGAAGAAGAACAGCAACACAAAGACAAATAGAACTTCAACGTAAAAATAAAGAAAGAGTTCAAAAATATCGTAATCAAGAAATGTAATCCCTTGTGCCAGTTGTGGAACTGGCACAGTCAACGAGCACAGACCCTTAAAGGGTGCTATACTTACAGAGTAAGACACAAAAACAGATGACCATTCGGTTCACTTGCGACATTCAAACAAAACAAACTGTTTATGCGATTGTTAGCAAAGATGGAACTTGTAAATATCTGACTACTTCTATTACTGATGCAATCAAACTCGTACAAAAATGATGCCTGATTTCTATTCTTTCTCTGGTGATGGTGTTACATATCTGGGAGCAGTTGGTATTGTTTCCAGTTTTGTGATTCTTTATACTGCTTTTCGGAGGTATTACAATTCTCCTCTTCGCAAATAAATATTGACACCAATGCATTTTTTTGATACAATCAAAGAGTAATCTGTAAATCTATGAAATTTACTAAATCAATTCAAGAATACGAACAAGACCTCAAAGAAGCAAAGAAGAAGTATGAGAAACTTCTCAAGCAAATGAAGAAAGCAAGGTCTGAGTATCATTATTACAATCTCTCAGATGAAGCAGAAGTTTTGTATGAAGATATTGCTGAACTTCAAATGACGATTACTGATTTACGAAAGCAAAAGAAACTTGCTGAAGCTATTTGAAATGACTGACCTTTATTCTGAAATTCTTGAATTTGAAAAAATGAAAAACATTGACCGTGACCAGTTGATTTCTGATTATGCTCAACATATGCTAGATGGAATGGATAACAAAACAATGGAATGTTTTGTTTATGATACTCTAGTGGAAAATCTTACTGATTATACTGATGAAGAACTTCTCACAGAGGTTACAGATTACTACCCAGAATTGCTTGAGGATGCTGATACCGTGTGACACTTGTGCTTCTGGCACATAACACTCCCAAACCCCTTCAATCCGTGCTATAATTACTTCGTAATCAATCAAAAACCGATGCTGACTCTTGATTCTGCTAGTGTTTATCAAAAGGATTATCAAATTCTTGATATGATTTGTATGTCTTTTATGGAACATTACAACTTTATGTTGGGTCTTCCATTCAATACTGAAGTTGATAACTTTTTCTTTCAAGAAGAATTTGACCAATACAAACTGTACGATTGTTGATGTCTTGTGCCAGTAATCCTTCTGGCACATAACACTTCCCAAAGCACCTTTTTTCTGCTATACTTGTAGCATACAAGTTCATGAGGTCTCAAATGTCTGTTGATGAATTGGTACGTCACGATGATTATGAGTTTTTCGCATCTTATCTGGGTGTGGATTATGATGATTATGTAGAATTGATTGGTGACTTTGAACTCTCTGAAGATGAGATTGAAATTGAATATGCCTTGAGCGTATAGTTTCAATTAGGAATGGGTTTGCCTATGGGTTGGAAACCAGATTATCGCAATCCAACCGACAAAGTTACCCACTTATTTCCCTTGCTTTTATTATTATGTCTGCTAACCTGATTGCTCTTGCTGCTGAACTCGTTGATACCAACCCTGCTGGTGCTCAACTGATTGTAAATATCACTAACGCAGAAACTGGTGCTGAACTCGTAGAGGCACTTGATAATTATGATTCTGTGGTTCTGGAAAATGTAACCGAACCTGTTGCTGTCTGATATATAATGGGAAGAACTTATTAGTTCTTCCTTTTTTATGGGCACATAGTTAAATGGACATAACCCGATTCTTCTAAAATTGTGTTCCTGGTTCGATTCCAGGTGTGCCTGTTAATAATCCTTGTGCCACTAATCCTTCTGGCACATAACATCCCCAAAACAATCCTGGATGTGCTATGATTACAAAGTAATCAACCAAAGACAACTGATGTATCTTGTTTTTCAATCCGTCACTGATGAGAATGATAACATTCAAATCACTAATCTTTATGAAGTGCGTGATGAGAATGTAGCACAAGATGAAGTTGATCGTAATAATCGCAATCTACAACTTGCAGGTATTCCTTCTTCCGTATCTTGCTATTTTTACCAATGAAAGTTCCAAATTGGCAACACAATTCAAATAAAAACAAGAAAACCAAAGGAACTTGTAAGGGTCAACTCCGAGCAAGAAAACAAGCACTTCAATCACTCAAATCTAAACTGAACTTCAAATGACCTTCACTGATTTCAAACAAATGCAACCCACTGCAACTGCACAATCAAAAAGTGTTTTGGATTATGTAGAACTCCTTTGTCAAGTTCTTCGCACTAACTATCAAGATTATGCGATTGGATCTCACCGTAAGAGTATAGAAAATGGTCAGAATGCAGAATATCATAAACAAAGAATTGATGAGTTATGTGAAGGTGAAGGTGTAGATGAGTTTGTCTATGAGAAAGGTAGAAAGTATGCAAAGATATTGCATATTACTAATCCAGGTGGGGTGAAATCAGTTCATATGTTTGTAGATATGAAAACTGGTGATTGTTACAAACCAGCATCATACAAAGCACCTGCAAAGGGCATTCGTTACAATCTCTTGGATGATAAATCAAGAGAAGAAATGCTGGGTAGGGCAGACTGGAGTGGGGGTTATTTGTACAAGTAATGCAACCATTTCATTCAGGTCTAAATGTTTATTATCACGAACAGTTTGGAACAATACGATTTGTTTGTTCTGAATATGTTACTGTTTGCATCAAACAAGGTGAGGATAGATTGAATGATATTTGCATTCTTGTATATCCTCATCAGTACAAGGATATAAAGTTAGAAAAGCAGTCACAAAAATGATACCTTGTGCCACAAGTACAAGTGGCACAATAAAAGAGCACAGACCTCAAAATGTGCTATATTGGTATGGTGGTTGGGAGACCACACAAATCTTTTATTTTTAATAACAATGAATTCTGCTAACTTTCCTCCTGTGGATGATGCAATTAAGTTTCTTTCTAATGTTGATTACAAGAAACTGATTTCACAGGTTGTAACTTTTATTGCAACTGTCTGTGCTATTGTTGTAGGTGTTGTGAGTTATATTTCTTTTAGTGTTCAGTATTGGTATGAAGATGGTGGTAAGCAAAAGATTGTAAATGCTTATGAGTTTGTGAAGACTAATGCTAATCGTGTGATTGATTTTGTTAATACTGAATACATTAAGTAAGTGATACGGTGTGCCAGTAATCCTTCTGGCACATAACATCCCCAAACGACCCTTTCCCGTGCTATGATTACGGAGTAATCGAAACCAAAGAACGGATGAAGTTTACCAAAGCACAATCTGTTATTCTTGATGAAATTGGAAACACGAACTCTGTGAATAACTACTCACAACGGATGAGAGCAATTCAACCTTTGCTTGATGCTAATATCATTCAACGCACTGTAATTTTTGATAATTACAATCTTTCAACTGGTTATCACTGGGAACTGGTTTAACTTTATACTAAACACACATCAATCAACCCGACACCTCTCATGTCCTTCACCCAATTTGTTTCCACTACTACTCTGACTGTGGTGGATGATTTCAATTTGCTATCTTATCTGGATGCACTCTCTGAGCGTTGCGTGAAAGAAGAAAACTTCCTGTTTGAAGAGTATGGTGAAATTGATGGTAAGGTTGACATAGAGTTCGGTGAGTATGTTCGTCAAGTCGGCAGCAACATTCTGATTGAATGTGACACTGAAGAATCTAATGGTAACAGTGAAGTCTATGATTGGTTGATTGACCAATTCCTGCCTGTTATGACTTCGGAGTTTGCTGAAATTAAATCCGCATCGGTTGATAGTCGTTCTGGTGTGGATGTGAACGTAGAATTTTACACTAAGGATAGAAAGTGTATCAGCACTGATGACATCAGAAACATTCTGAAACAGTATATCAAGATGTCTGCTTGACCACTTTCTGAACTGGCACATAACATCCCCAAACGACCCTTTCCCGTGCTATGATTACGGAGTAATCAACCAAAACAGATGAAGTTCACCCAAACACAAATGACCGAACAATCCTACTCTTTCCGTGGTATATTCACGGACAAAAACTACTCTACTCGTCTTGGTTGTATAGCAGTTTCTGCTCAAGATGCTTGGAATACGATTACAGAACAAAATCCCACTTTTCTTATACAAAACTGGGGATTTGAGGGTCAAGTTGACTGAAACTACTTTATCTCCCTATCCACAAACCAACTCAAACACAAATGACTAAATCTCTTCAACAAACTTACAATGGTTGGGCAAACTACCCAACTTGGAATGTTGCTTTATGGATAGGAAATGACGAGGGTTTATATAATCGTGCCCGTCGTTATGATAGTTTCACAAAGTTTGTGAGTTCTATGCCTTACGGTTATGAAACTCCTGATGGTGTTTCTTTTGATTCTATGGCACTTGACCATCAAGAACTTAATGATTTCTTTGCTGAACTGTTTAACTAAAATGAACGAAATCTATTCCTACACTACTTCTCGTTGGGATTGGCAGGATGGTAATGTAAATCAAATGTGGATTCAAGAGATTGAAGAAGCACCTGATGTTTATAGGTACGTTGCTGTTGCTTACAATCCTCGTAAGGATACAAGTATGGTGATGTCTAATCCTCGTGGGTATCTTGATACTTTACATTGGGTTCAAAAGTTCTGTAATTCTTTCTCCATTCTTCCTCAATATCAATGACCCGCACACTTCAACAACTCAAACAGAGCGTAGAAAAACTGATTGAGCAGCAAGGAGCAGACGCATCTTGTGCTGCTTACATCTTCACTAAAGAGGACGTATTCGTGATGAATGATGATGGTGAAGAGGTCTATTTTGATGAGGAAATCACCGACCAAGTTCTTGATGACTTGGATGGAACTGATTACCTTATAGAAAAAGCATTTGATTGTATCACTGATTACATTGGTGATTACATTAAGGAGAGTGTAAAGTGACACTCACTGACTGGAATGAATTGTATCGCAGAACCTATGATGCATACACTTATTCCTCATTTTGTAATGAACAAGTAAGAGAGACATTAGGCACATTACTTGATAATCTAATTGACACCAAACCAAAAGAAACAAAATGACACACTTCACTGTTTATCAATCTCGCATCAAAGATAATGGTGCTGAAGAAGTTACTAATCTTTATGAGTATGAAGATGAAGACCAAGCACAAGATGAAGTAACTCGCATCAATCGTAATCTACAACTTGCTGGTGTTCCTTCTACTGTTTCTTATGCTTATTATGAAGTAGAACAACTTCAGTTTACAGATAAGCAACTTGATTCTATAAAAGAGATGGTAGAAAGTTATAGGTCACATCAACTGGACCTTTATGATAATCCTCCATCTGTTACTTTGTTTACAAAAACTCAACGTGAGTTGTTTCAAATTTTAGGTATTGCCTGCGAATGACTTATTTTCTGATTTATCTTATGCTTCTAATTGGAGCACTTATCTTCAACTACATTCTCAACTATTATAACTAAAATGAATGATGACGTTCTTGATTTGTTTTGTGAGCATCCTGATTGTGAGGATGCTACTGTTGAGGAGCTTGCTGCATCTTTTGAAGTAACTGTTGATTGTTATTTCAACCCAGTGGAAACGGTGTAGGTTATGTTCCTATCAGTGGTTATTGAGAAGGACACTCCCTGAACTGGCACAAGGACTTCCCAAATCCCCACCAGATGCCCTATAATAGTCTCATAAGCAAAGGAACTCCAAATGTTTGATGCCTACACTGATTATCCTTTTAAGGAACTTGGTGATACTGCTAATGAGGAAGCACCCATTCGCAAATGCACCATTCTAACTTGGGACAGAAACAAGTATTGTGATGTTCTTGTTTATTTTGTAGATGGTGATGGTGATTTGCGAGGACATATTAACAGCATCAAACAATTCTATCTTTACAAAAATGAAGCAAGGATTGATGATGGGGAGCAATTTGGTGATGATGAACTCAAAACTCTTTCTTGGACTTACCGATGACTGACGAACAACAAGAAATTATAGACGCATTTATGAGTGACTTTACTGTAAATACTTATGGTGTTGCTCCTCAACCTACTCTTGAACCTATTGCATTCTAATGATGTTTAATTCTACACTTGATTTGTTCTGCGAACATGAAGATGCAGAGTATGCTGATGAGTTTGCGATGGAACTAGAAGAACTCGCCTCAAAATATGAGGTGACTTGCGACTATATTATCCAAGAGTTTATTCTTGACTAATAAATAATGATGCCTTAAGTTACTGCAATCTCTAAAGGTGGGAAAAGGAGTAAAAATACTCCTTTTCTTCTATAAATACTAATGCAGTAACTAAAGAGCAGATATGAAAGGAGTAATTTATTGCTACCATTGCATTCCCACAGGAAAAAAATACATAGGACAAACAATCCAAGAAGAAATTAGAAAATACAGACATTCAATTGATAGTAAGAGATTATATTGCAAATTTTATAATGCTGTTAATAAGTATGGGTGGGAAAACTTCATTTATGGTGTAATTGATGAGTATGACTTGGAATTATTAAATGAAAGGGAAATATATTATATTAATGTATATGACACATATAAGAGTGGATATAATATGACATTGGGTGGAGATGGGAGAAAAAAATATGATATTTGTTTCAAAACCATAGAAGAATATTACAAATTTTATAGACAAAACAATGTGGAAAGATTAAAGATATATGATGCAGAATATTACCAAAACAATAAAGAGAAAAAAAGTGAATATGGGAAAAATAATAGAGAAAGGAGGAAGGAATATATGCGGGAGTATCAAAAGAAATGGAGGGAAAATAATATAGAAAAAGCAAGGGAATTTTCTAAAAAATCTTATCACAACAAAAAGCAAAAAAATTAGATGGAGTTTATGTAATAAATATATGTAACACATAGTTTTATGCTGGAGTTAGCGTAGAGGTCGAACGCACCGCACTTGTAATGCGGAACTGAAAAGTCATCGCAGGTTCAAATCCTGTCTCCAGCTTTATTCTTATTATCAATGTGACAGTTGTAGCACTGTCCATAATGTTTCCCACCAGCACCTGATGGGTGCTATAATGTACTTTCAGTCATTCATCTTATGCAACTTCTTGATTATCAACAACGTGCTTTGAGTGAGATTTCAAAGCACTCAAAGGGTAAGGTGTTGATGCCTACTGGCGGTGGTAAAACTGTAGTGATGATGCAAGATGCAAAGAACCGAATTGCTGCGTCTGATGTTCCTCTGACGATTGTTGTTGTTGCTCCTCGCATTCTGCTTGCTAATCAACTCTCTGATGAGTTTGAGCAGTATCTAAAGAGCGAAGAGATTTGTATTGCTCACGTACATA